ATAACTTGTTTGACTTTTATGTGCACGTCTCTTTTAATATGTTCTCTTTTAGTAGCAGTCTCTGGATGATCTACATCATCGTCAGCTTCTTTGTCTGATAAATACTCTTGACCTGTTTCAGTATTAGTTAGTGTTACCTCTACTTCAGGTGTAATAACTCTAACCTTTTCACCTTTTATCGTTTGTATTTCGTCTTTAGCTTCTTGTTCTATGAAGGGCATATTTTCCTATGTTGTTGTGACCTCTGTAGGTCTTGAAATTTGTAATACAGAAGCTGTCATTTTTATAACATTTCCTGTGGCACATTGCATCTTAATTTTATCTCCTGCCTCTAAAATAATAACATTGTTAAAGGTCAGTAAATCAATACTCCCACTGGCATTTATACTAAAAGAATCATATTCATAGTCCGTTGCATCAGTGGCGTCATGCACTTTTACATCTACGGTTAAAGCTCCACTATGCGTATTATATAATTTAACGCTTTTAACTATACTAGAGGTAGCCGTCGGAGATTCATACATATCATCATACGATGCTGTAGATGTTATTTTAGACTGGATATTTTTATATACGTTTGCCATTATGACATGAAGAAATTAAATCTTTCTTGATCATCCTTATCTGGTTGTAAATAGGTAGAGTTTAACTGTTCAATAATAGAACTAATTGCTCTGTTAATTTGTCTTTGGTTATCTTCTGTATATTCTCGTTTAGGTTCTGGTAATCTTACTACTATTTTTGTCATTATCTTCTCCCATCTGGTTGTAAATCTATTTGAAAAGTTCCAAATCTCCATGTTTCTCCGGCACTATCATTCTCTATTTTTAAACTAGCATATCTTCCTCTAGCTCTTGTGTCTTCTTTAGTGGTTGCAGATGTAATTGTAAATGGACTGAAGGTACTATTCCCTGCTGTTGAAGAAGGATAGTCTTTTAATCCAATAGTTACTTTAGCATTACCAGTTAATGTTTTAAAGTCAGGTACAAATCTTCGCATCGCTAAAAACAATTCTGGTTGTTCTTGTTGTAGTGCTATATCATAAGATTCAATATAAGATGTTAAAGCAGTGGTGCTGCCGTCAGGATTAATTTGATCGGTTCCTGTTTCTTGTTCATAGAAAGTTGTTTGACCTAAACCCAGTGCTCCTATAATCTCTGGAAAAGTTCCTACAGCCCCACTATTAAAATAAGTTGAATAAGGTTTTGGATAAACGATAGCATCAATCCAAGAAGTTCTAATTGAATTTGTATTTACTCCAGTATACCAATTACCCATAGGGACTTGTTTCGATTCCCCATAATTAAATACTACATATTTGTCATTGTAAGTAGATCCTGAAGATGGGTAGTACCAAATAACTTCTGTGAATAGATTATTAATACCAGCCGATACTTGTTGACCTTTAGTAGTATCAAAATTATCATAAACATAATCTTCAACGGCACATGGTAATGAATTAACCGTACCATCAAATGCAAAGAATCCATTGTTACTTAACCAATAAGCAACACCATCAATTTCACAACAAGCATTCTGGCCAATTAAACCACAGTTAGTCCCAACCTGTTCAAATCCAAATGTAAATGGCGAACCAACAAATTTCATTGAGTATAAAGCGTTGTCAGTCCACACTAGAATATTTTCTTTAGCAACGATGGCTCCTATAATTCTGGTACCATCTTGAAGTCTATACGTCCCAGCACTATTATCAGCTGCTGGCGCATAAGTATTTATTTGTCCTTGGTCCGAGAACCGGATAAACATATCATCTTGCGTTGTTGAATCTCCCACCGTTGTTTCGGTTCCTAAATGAATTAAGTGTCTTGTAGTTGGTGATATTAAAGTTAATCTACTTGCTGTTGGATTTCCTGAAGCTCCAGTAACATTCGTTGCATAATTATTTGTAGTCGTTGAAGCTCTTGCCGTGAATCTTGCTGATCCACTTATTCCTGAATCCCATGTAAAAGTTTTTCCATTTGAAACTGTTGCAACTAAAACTTGGCCCCAGTTACTTAATGACCAAAGTCCAGGCTCAAGTGTGACACTAGAAGCATTAACCGCTTCTCCCCAGCCATTCCAATCAGTTGCATCATAAACAATAGTTGCATCACTATGAGCTTGTCCGTTTGAAGTTCCAGGAGTTGCAGTTCCATAAGCACCCCTTGTAATAGTAGTTAAGTCTGGAGGTGTAATACCGGTATAAGAAATTAATTCTCCTGTGCCTAATACGCCAACGGATGCTACACCCGGATTAGAAAAGCCAGTACTAGAAGTTAACGTTACTGAAGTTCCTACTCCTCCAGTTCCAGCAGCGTCGGCATTTAATGCTCCATCCAAATCATTTGAAAGACTTCCTGAAATATTTCCTCCATAGTTTCCAACACCAAATCCATACCCATAAGTTTGTGCGGCAGGACCAATTCTTTGATAAGGTTGAACAGTCATACTTCCACCTGTGGCTACAACTGAACCTGCTTGATTTTCTGAATTAATAGTAAATGTAACGTTTGTTGGAACAGTTAAAACTTGAAAAAGTTTATCCTCAAAGTCAGCAGCATTTAAACCAGTACCACCCGGCAGAGTGACAGCATCTAAAACTATCATATCTCCCGCTTCTAAACTATGCGCTGAAGTTGTAGTAATAGTACACGTTTTAACTGATGTACTATCTGTTGCTAAAGTGGAAGATGTAAAAGTTGTTTGTACTCCGGCATCATTGGAACGCCACGGAGTAATATCGTAAAGTTGTCCTTCAAAATAAATAAGTAAAAATTTATCGGTACCGATACCCACATATCTATTGCCATCGGTATCAACGAATGCATGAATTTTTCTAGCAACTCCATGAATTGTTGTGTCTGATAATAAAGAAGCCCATCCTCCTACTTTTTCAGGAAGACCATATCTAAATCTAGCATTATCTGAATCTACCCATCGACCATTAGCACCGACCGCTGTGTCTTGTTTATCAATCCCGGGTAAAAATTTAATGGATGTAAGAGCCATTTTTTAAGCTCCTATGTTGGGAATACTGTCGTATTGTTTTTATAAGCCCAGCCTCTAGTTGCATCTAAATAAATAAGTTTGCATGATTGACCATCGACTGTTAAGGCATCATCAGATGCGGCACTCATAATATTGGACCCATTTCTACCAACAGTAACATTGTTAGAATTAAAGTTTCCTCTTGAATCAATAATAGTAACTTCATCGCCCGTTGCTGGTGAAGCAGGGAGAGTTACGGTTAAGATAGCTGAAGAGGTATTACAAAAAATTTGATCTCCGGCAACAGCTAAATAAGGTGTGTAGGTATGATCGATAGGAACATAACCTTTTTCTAAAAGTGTAACTACAGTATTAGTTCCGTCAGATTTACATAACATAGTGGCTCCAACTGGAACAGGTTGCGCTGTACCTGATGCAGTTAAAACACTTAAAGTATATTTATTAGTTCCGTTTCTATTTGTATCGTCTTTTATAAACCAAACTCTGTTGGCTGTTGCTGGCATTGTAAGAGTTCTATTTGCAGCTAATGTACCATAAAGTCTAAGGTATATATTTTTACCATTAGAAGTAGCTCCATCTGTTAAGGTAAGCGTAACACTGGCTGCTGCCATATCTACAGAGGCTACCCCACTCGCTGCTTGTTCTAATATTTGTAAATTGGTATTGGTGATAGTACCCCATTGACCAGCTTTTTCACCGGTTGTGATAATTTCTAATTGTGTATTTGTTGAATAACTTGATGCCATAATTTTAATAAGGAACTATTGGTGTCCATACCATTGTAACACCCGGTCCAATTTCACTCCATGTTATCGCTTGTGCCACTCCTGAAGAAAGCGTGAAAGTGCTTCCTGTAGGTGTAACATTTGCGTCAGCTTCGATTGTAACAGTTCCTGAAGTAATTACAACCTGGTTTTTAACAGCAGTAACATTAGCATCAGCGCTAACAGTCACGTTTCCAGTACCTAAAACATATGATGATTTAGTTGGATCAACCTCGGCACTAGCTGTAATTGTAACTGTTCCAAGTCCTAGAACAACTTGACTGCTATGTGGAAGTTCTGTGATAGAATCAGCTGTAATACCAATATTTCCAATACCAAGAGTTACTTGAATCTTAGTAGGGGTAATAGTTACACTGTTTTGATTGGTAATGGACGCAAAAGGTAGAGATGCAAATCCGTAATCACTTCCTAAGAGCATGGTTACGCTCCCGGATCTATAATATTATTACCGGGTATCTTGGCCCATTCTTGGATTTCTTGGTAATCTGTGTTTCCTTCATCTAAAGGAACTGATTTTTCTATATTAGTTCCTTTGTAAGTTACTTGATAACTTACAAAAGTATTTTCTAAACCATAATTTTTTGTAACTGTGTTTATTTCCATAATTATAACTCCGATTCAAAAGCCAGATATGAACTTGCATTATTAGTTCTAACTGAACCAGACACTCCTTGAGTGCCACTACCACTTCCATGATATAATTGCGCCCAATTAACACTTATTATTTCTGTTGCTAAAGTATCAAATTGGTCATTACCTCCATCTCTATCAAATTTAAAATAATTACTAGAATTAGGGGCAACTGTTGATGGAGAATTTCTCATAGTTGTAGGAAAACCCAAAAATACTCCAATATAACTTGCATTATAATAATAACCAATTCCTATAGGCTTATTAGTTGCAATTTGTCCACTATGAAGATAATAATACCTCTGACATCTTAATAAATTTACATCAACAGGCAAAAATTCAAACTCGGAAGCTGTATCACCGGCTTCTAGTTGACATCCAGTCAAATAAAAAGTGTTTGATGTGCTTGAAGTAACATTAACTGCATGACCATAAGCTATAGAATCTATGTTAGATGACCTTGAAATCCATGCTCCACTTGAAGCATTGTTAGATGTATAATCTGATCCAGCAGCTAACCACCATATAACTCTGAAACTTCTGTTTGCATCATTGTCAAAACCAGATGCTGTATCACCAGAAATTGTAATTGTTTTTTTCTCCCATGTGTCAGCAGAACTTATAGTGTAAGTAGCAGTTTGAACTTTATCATTATCATCATTTTGAAATTCCATAGCATAAGTACCAGTAATATTAGATTTAACCCAAAAAGATAACGTAAAACTTTTTGCTGATGATGTGCCATAAAGTAATTGTTGTAAAAATTGACCTTCTATTCTTTGTACAATTTTTTGTAATTCATCAGCAGCTACAGAGGCATTAGCTGTTGTTACTGCAATTTTTAAAGATTTACCAAATCCTTGAGCTGATGGAACTGATGTATCTTGTGAAACTGTTAAGGTAGCATCATCACCTTCAGTTATCCATCTATCAAGAGTATATGTATTACTATTAATACCAGTAACAGTTCCTCTTTGATTTACTGACATATCTCCATTAATAAAAATATTCCTGTAATCAAGTTTAGGACCTATG